CTGAAATTCTTGCTGAGATCAACCGTGAGATCATCCGTACCATCTACAAGGTTGCTAGAACAGGCGCTCAAACCAACGTTGCAACCGCTGGTGTATTCGATCTAGATGTCGATTCCAACGGTCGCTGGATGGTTGAGAAGTTCAAGGGTCTAATGTTCCAGCTAGAGCGTGATGCAAACGCTATCGCACAAGAAACTCGTAGAGGAAAGGGCAATATCATCCTTTGCTCGGCTGATGTTGCTTCTGCACTTGCTGCTGCTGGTCAACTAGATTACACCCCAGCACTATCTGCAAACCTAAACGTAGACGATACTGGCAACACCTTTGCTGGTACTCTAAACGGTCGCTTCAAGGTCTACATCGATCCATTCGCTGCAAACCTAAGCGCAGATCAGTACTACGTAATGGGTTATAAGGGTTCAACTCCTTATGATGCAGGTCTATTCTACTGCCCATACGTTCCACTCCAGATGGTTCGTGCAGTTGGTCAAGATACTTTCCAACCAAAGATTGGCTTCAAGACCCGCTACGGCATGGTCGCAAATCCATTCGCGGAAGGCACTGGCGTTGGTGCTGGTCGTATTGCCGAAAACACTAACCGTTACTACAGAAGAGTAAAGGTACAAAACCTAATGTGATCTTGGATCACAATTATCAGGACCTCCTTACAAAAGGGGGTCCTTTTTTATTGTCTACCAATAGATAGTAAAGCAGAGTTTGACATTGCCATGGACTTGCTTATAAAAGCAGTAATAATTTATGGATCAATTGTATATTTTGTGTATTGGGGTCTTCATAACGGATATCCATCATGAAAAAACTCAACGATGTACTATTGGGAATAACGGTAACAATCATTGATTTTCTCTACCAGGATCTTCCAATACAAAGATTTTGGGTGCTTGAGACTATTGCTAGAGCACCTTATTTTGCCTTTTTAAGTGTGCTTCATCTCAGAGAAAGCCTTGGTTTGAGAACGGAAGCACATTACTATCTGATGAAAGAACACTTCGCACAGACAGTCAATGAAACTGAACATCTCATCGAAATGGAAAATCGCGGTGGTGCAGATCGTTGGTATGACCGTTTTATTGCTTATCACTTGGTTCTCATCTATTATTGGATTTTGGTGGGTTATTATTTTATTAATGCTAAGTCTGCTTATCACTTGAATGCAGGTATTGAGTTTCATGCAACTGAAACTTATCTAGATTACTTCTGGGATCATCAGGAAGATACAAAGATCGCTGAGATTGCAGTTGATGAAATGAACCATTATGTTGAACTAACCAGAGCAATGGAGATGATCTAATGGGTGATTTTCCTTGGGGAGTTTTTACCATACTTTCCTGTGGATTATTATTCACTTGTTATTGCATCTATTATATTTTAAAACTAGCACACGACGAGATGAGATGATCAATGCCTAGAAATCAACTTACGAAAGATCAAATTAAAACAGATATATTAAAGATTAAACAAGACCTTTACAAAGAACATATTCGCCAT